TGACAACTACCATTATATTATACAAGTAAACAACAAAGGAGAAACTAAAGTAGTTCCTGTAGATGATTTTAACCACTTTATAGACCAATTGAGGTATACTATTACAATTTACAGAATAGGAGACGAGAGCGAAGCAGAGGACGAATAAAGCATATAGTATTAATATTTATGTATAAGGTATTATTAAAAACATTATTTTTGAAGCAAACAAATTACATTTTAATTAGGCTATGGAGTTAAAATTCAGTATTAAAAGAAACAGAAAAGGCTCTGAACATGTACAAAAAAGCGGTATAACTTCAGAAGTATTAGCAAAATTACAAGACTATCTACAATACAATACGAGCGACTTTGGAGATACTAAAAGATTTGTTTGTAGTTATGACTCCAACCCTTTAGTTTTTATAGTAGCAAATAAAGTGGCCTCTAATGCTGCAGCACTACCTAAAAAAGTGGTAAACAAAGAAGGAGAAGAAATTAGCAACTCTAAAATAGAAGAGGTTTTAAAAAATCCTAACGAGGACCAAAACAGAGGAGAGTTCGAGCAACAAGTAAACGAGTTTGTGTTGTTAGCTGGAAACTCTTTTATTAGAGTTATTCCTGGAATAGGAGCTGGAATTACTTTAAAAGTTTTAGAGTCTCAAAATGTAACTATTTTAATAGATAAGTTTGGAGAAGTTGTTGGCTATAAATATGTTAATAATATGGGTAAAATTGAAGACATACCCAAAGAGGAAGTTATACATATTAGAATGTCAAGCTCACTAAAAACAGATAGGGAGTCTAAATATTGGGGCCTTTCTCCATTAAGTCCTATGTGGAAAGTAGTTTCTGCTTCGGACGACCTTTTCACAGCAAGAAGCGTATTATGGAAAAACAGAGGTAAAATTGGAATTGTTACCAATAAGTCCGAGGTTCCAATGCTCCCAAAGGAAAGAAAAAGAGTTCAAGCAGAATTCGACAAAGACACTGGAGGCGCTCACAATGCTAACGGAGTCCACGTATCACCAAACAATTTAGACTTTATTAAAACGGGGGCTTCAGTTGGAGACTTGAAACTATTAGAAGGTAATACTGATAATATGAGAGTTATTTCTGCAGGGTACAAAATGCCCAGCGTTTTATTTAATGATACTGATAACTCAACATACAACAACCTACAAGAAGCTAAAAAAGATGCTTATTTAGATGCTTATATTCCCTTATCAGAAAGAGTTAATAATAAACTTAGTGAAGAGCTTTCAAAGATTCTAAAGGTAGAAGAAAGAATAGTAGTAGACATTACCAGAATAGAGGTTTTAAAATCAACAACAAACGAAGTAGCAAACAGACTAAATAATTTACCGACTAACGTAGCCGCAAGGGTAATGGAAACATTAACTTTAGACGAGGCCAGAGAAATAGTTGGCTTAGATTCTACAGCGGACGGTGACAAATTATTAGGAAGTTCCAGCTCAAACTCAAAAACTATAGAAGATGAAACTAAATAAGGAAGACATAGAGAAGCTAAAAGCTAAAAAAGTTAAAAAGTTAAACGACAAAAAGTTAGTAAAAAAATAGTTATGAACGAAGAATTAAAAGCAATACTTAAAGATAAGGCAGCGGCTAAAGAAATGAAAAAAATGTCTATTAAATTAGCAGACAGCGCTGTAACTGTAACAAAAGCTTCTAAATCTGGAAAGGAAACTAAAGAGGCGGAAACTAAAGCAGAAACTGAAGCGGACGTTATAAATAAATCTTTTATAGCTAACACTTACAACTACATAGATAGCCATAACGACATTCATGTAAAAGGATGCTTTACAAAATCTATTAACGAAAGGTCCGAAAAGATATTCCATTTAACAGACCATTCTTACAAAGTTAGCGCTAAAGTTGGAGAACCTACCAAGCTACAAGAAAAAACTATAACATGGAAGGAAGCAGGGTTAGATATTGAAGGAAACACTACAGCCTTAGTTATGTCTTCAGATATTTACAAAGACTATAATAATAGCGTTTTCACTCAATACAATAACGGAAAGGTTAACCAGCACTCTATAGGGTTTTACTATGTTAAGTTAGATTTAGCAATAAACAACCCAGAAGAGAAAGAAGAGTTTAAAGTATGGAATGAATTCTACAGCTCTTTAGGTAATCCAGAAATAGCAGACGCTAAAGGGTTTTTCTGGGTATGTAGAGAAGGAAAGCTGCAGGAAGTTTCAAGCGTTTTAGCTGGTTCTAATGATTTAACAGGAATGTTAGACAATAAAGAAGAGGTTAATTCTGAAGAGGACAAACCTACAGAAGAGCAAAAAAATAAACCTAACAATAGTATTAAGATGTATTATTAACTATTTTTGAAGCCAACACCAGCCGCTAACGCACTGGAAAAAAAAGAAACCGAGCCGCTAACGCACTTAGTTGATATAATTAACAGGCAATTAAGCCGAAACAAAAATTTAAAAAGCATAACAAAATGAAAACATTAATTGCATTTTTAGCCGAAAAAGGAATCTCTAACGAGCAATTCGAAGCTAAAACAAAAGAAGAGCAATTCGCTCTATTAAAAGAACATAACGAAGCTAACGAAGCCGTTATTAAAGGAATTGAAGAGAATGTAGACTCCAAAGTATCTAAAGAAGATTTAGAAACTTTAAAAAGTGAGTTAAAAACAACTTCTGACAGAGAAAGAAAAGCTTTAGAAGAGGTTAATTCTGAGCAAGGTAAAGCTATTAAGTCTTTATTAGACAAATTAACAGCTGGTCCTTCTGCTTCAGAAGTTAACGAGGTTAACAAGTTTATTGAAGACAACGCAGAAGAGATTAAAAGGATTAAGACTGCAGGTTCTGGAATTGTTGAATTCGAAACTAAAGGAATGGGTACTGACTTATTGAGTGTTCCAGTTGCTGCACCGTTAGAGGCTGCGATGATACAAGCACCAACGCAGCCAGTTAGATTAAAATCTACATTCTTAGAAGGTCTTTATACTTCTTTCAACACTAACCAAGCGTCTTACGCTTACATGGAGTCTTTAGCTGGAGCTGGTGACATGGAATTAGTTTTAGAGAAAGGAACTAAGCCAGAATTAACTTTAACAATGGAGACGCGATACGCTACACCTGTAAAGGTTGCTGGTTACGTTTGTTTGTCTGAAGAGTCAGTAGATGATATTCCAGGACTACAGTCTATTTCAAGAGGTTACCTAAAGGATAAGCACGATATTAAGAAGCAAAGAGAAATTTTATCTAATGCGACTTTCGGACTTATTCCAACGGCAAGAACTTTCGTTGCTGGTTCTATGGCTGGAAAAGTTGATACTCCTAACGCTATGGACGTTATCAACGCTGTTATTACAGATATTTACACTACTCACAACTTCCAGGATGAAATCCCTTACATGGCTAATATTGCTTTAGTTAACCCTGTAGACTTCTTTGTAGAGTTTGTATCTGCAAAAGATGGTAACGGTTTACCACTTTATCCAATGGCTTCTCTATTTAATAGAGTAATTATTGGTGGAGTTTTAATTGTACCTACTGAAGAGGTAACAGCTGGAAACGTATTTGTAGGAGATTTATCTAAGTATTGGGTATCTAACTACAAAGGGTTTACTATCCGTATTGGTTGGATTAACGACCAGTTTATCACTAACGAGTTTGTAATGGTTGGAGAGTCAAGATTCCACGCATTTATTAGAGAGTTAGATAAAAACTGTTTAGTTTATGATAACATAGACACTATTAAGGCTGCTATCGCAGTATAATAACTAACCTATTAAAAGGGGGCTGGATTTATGGCCCCTTTTTATTAAATCTTAATAAGATGGATATAGAAGTAAAAGTAGAAAAGAAGTTTGGCGCTCAGAAAAAAGGTAATACTTTGACTATGAACAAAGAAACTGCTAAAGTTTTAGCTAAAAAAGGATTAGTTTCTTTACCAGCTGCAGTTCAAAAAGCAGTAGACGAAGACGAAGCAAATACAGCAAAAACTGTAAAAGATACGTTAGCGGCTAATGAGAAAGCAGAAAAAGACGCTAAAGCAGCTAAAGCTAAAAGAGACGCAGAAGCCAAAGCAAAAATAGAAGCTGAGAATAAAGCGAAAGCTAAAGCAGAGTTAGAGGCCTTGAAAAAGAACCAAGACGAAGCTAAAGAAAGAGCTAAGAAAATCGAAGTAGAAAAAGCTTTGTTAGCTGAAAAACAAAAAGCAGAAGCAACAAAATAATAGTTTTATATTATGTCAATAGTTAAACCAGAAGATTTTACACACGGACACTACTACATTCCTAAAAACTTTAACCAGGAAGAAGGTTTGCAAAGTTATATTGATGAAGTAGAGTGTGAATATCTACCTAAATTATTAGGTGTTGAATTATACGACCTATTTATAGCGGACTTAGACGCGCAAGGAGTACCACAGACTCCTATTTATACAGAAATTTACGAACTGTTCAGAAAGCAGGACACAATTAGCTGTATAGGCGTTAATAGCTCTATTATTTATAGTGGAGGAATGAAACAAATGATAATGGGAATAGTTTATTTTATTTCTATGAGAGATAGAATTTCGAGAATTACGACTGTAGGAATTAAAATTACTGAAGGCGTTAATTCTGAGAATATCAACGGAGTTAAGCACGACTTAAATTCGAGGTATAACAAAGCTATTGAGACTTATAAAGCTATACAATATTTTATTGTTAAAATTAACCAATGCGTAGACTATCCAACTTTTGCAGGTGAGGACTTACCGTATAATCACATGTTTTAATGTTTAATCTTGCCGACATAATAAAATCTATAATAGAAGCAATTCCAAGAGAATTACAAATAACAAGTGTAGTAGATTCTACTCTATTTGTTTGTGAAACTACTGGATGGTTGACAATTAATAAGATTATTACTATAAACGGCTTAAAATACAAAATTACATCTATAGAAAACAATGTTAGCTTTGTAGTAGAGCCTTACAACCATACTACGCCAGTTTCATTAAACACTACGGAGGTAATACAAAACAAAATAACATGTTTTGACGGTAAACCGTCCGCTGTTAATAACGAATACTTATTAATAGACGAATACACCAGAAACAAGACTCCGTTTTCATGGCTTTATGAGGACCAAGATATAAACGGGGCCTCTATAGATAGTGCTTTTACTGCAGAATACAACAATACGAGGATTTTTCTATTAGATTGGACCGACCAAGCTTGGAACAATAGCGAACATAACAATTATGTTATTAAGCCGATGGAAAACCTCGCAAAGTTAATAGTCTCTTATGTTGAAGGAAGTTATGATTTTAGAAAACCAGAAGGTTATAGGATAAAAAAACATGTTCGTTTTGGAGTCAATAAACCTAATAAAGGTGACAATGGAAAAATAATAGACGAAGATTTAAGCGGTGTTGAGTTAAAGATAAACTTACAATTGTATAACTTAGACTTTTGTAAGTGTTAAAAACAAATTATTAATTAATAAAAAACAAATCAAATGAGTGAAATAATATGTGAATGTGACGACCCAAGCTTCGGACACGTAAATAGACCAAATTGCGTTATAACGCAAAAAACATTAGCTTTTCCAATTTTTGTTCCGAGAATTAATTCTAACGGAAACAGAAACTTTTTACCAGCAAATGCTGCAGGAATAGCAGCTTATAACGCTGAATACGGAACATCTTTTACAACTTTAGCAGAGGTAATAGATAGTTTAACTACTGCAGCAAACCCTTTAGATAGGATTTACCCAGGGTTAAGAGTTGAAAACGCAACTTTCCCAAGAACAGATACTGTTTATGAAACAGCGCCTTCTGGACGTAAAATTAAAATTGACGGTATTGGAGGAATCCGAAGCTGGTTAATGGAGTTATGGGGTTCAGATGCTGCTCACGGAGTACTAAGAGCTTATTCTAAGTTCGGTTGTTCAGATTTAGACGTTTACTACGTAGATGTTGCTGGTAACCTTTGGGGAATTCAAGACGATGCAACAAGCGGAGTTATTAGAGGCTACGAAATGGATACAGAAAGCTTTGATAGCTTCCTACAGTATGCTACAGACACAACTTCTCAGAAAATCAATTTAGCATGGGATTTGGACGCTTTAGAGTGTGAGCAAAACGCATGGGTGATTACTTCTGCAGAAT